GGGACATTTAACTTGTCAGATGATATGCAATTCTGCATAAGTCTTATACAGGTCCGAAGACCTTTTGAGTTCCGTTCCACCCCTACCATTTTAGAGGCGACGGTTTGTATGACGGCTTTAGGTATAAGCACTCTTCTACTGGACCCTCGCTTATGCAACCACAAAAACCCAAAATGAGAATGAACAACGGTATCATCTACCTCAGTCCATTCCAATAAAGGCGTCATTGCACTGCTGTCACCAAGGGTCAACAAGCCGCCAACATGCCCGTCATGGTCCGATCTCCGGACCGACTCCAACAAAGTGAGAGGTCGCTTAACCACTGGTTGAAGGCCCAGTGGTGCAGGGCGAAACTCTATGATCCAGCTATCTCCAACTTGATAGCCATTCCAGGCCATTGCTCTACCATCCTTCTGATAGTACGCAGCATCTAGCCAGATACATGGATCATGACGGTAACTCGTCAAATTACCGTCCACTTGCATCACAACCTGAATTCCGCTATCGTAACTAATCGAATCTGTGTTCCGACCAGTCACACCAAATGTGATGTCATTATTACAGGACATCAACTGATAACGAGATTCATACTTGAGCCCATTGAAATGAAGACCTCCAAAAACATGATGAAAACGGTGCACAACCGCTACCAGCATGTTCTTTGACGCCCGATACACGTGACTCATTATCTCGTCCGGAGTCAAGTAGTACAATGAATGTACACTTAAATATACATCCACCGGCTTGGTGCAATCCTGCGACTTCTTGTCACAGTAATCAGCCCGCGGATTATACTTCTCCGACGATCTCCTTATCACGTCTTCGGGGCAGAGGATAGGATTACACGAGTGTATGTTTCTCCGTGCAACTGCATGTCGATTGGCGTTACCACCGATATCAGTTATTCGCACAGAGTGTCCATACAATCTATGTATATCCCTCACTGCCAACTCCTCACAAATTGCTCTTTCGATCGCGCCTAACGGGTGCGGGTGATGTCCACCCTCGCACTCAAAGGACCACTCTCGAAACCTCTTACTCAGGACAGCGGCCAACTCCGGTCCAACGTGAAACTTCCGCCTGATAACGTTATTATCAATGGTTCCTCGTGACTGGC